GATTTTATTTTTCTTTAGATCATTGGGCGCGAAGTTCCTTCTAATAGAAAGAACTTTCCTATTACCTTCTTCAACAGTTACGATGTAAGGCAATTTTATTCCAGTCGGTTGTCCGTCTGCACCGACTTCTTCAAAACCTTCTAAGTCTAAATTAACGTGACACTCTAATAAAGTATAAATTGGTTCATTCTTACCAGTTTTTTTACTACCTTCAAGATCACGTTCTTTTTTTTCTAAATCATTTTTTTCAACATTACCTGGTGGTCCAAGTTCTATATCTCTGTAGAAACCATTGACTTGTTGTTTTCTTAATTCGTTTTCAGATATTTTAATTGTATGGATAATAGCTTCCGCATCATCTAATGAAGTAGCCGTGTACGGAACAATTAATTCATCTGCAGGAACAAACTTAGATACAGCTCTTCCCATATTTACATCATAGTAAACTTTTTTAAATGTAGAACCTGCAAGTGGTAAATGAAATAACATAGAGTCAAACTCTGCTTCATATTCTTTCATTTGATCCATAATCAGATAATTCATAAAATCTTTTACACGAGTTGCTTGTTGTTCTGTTGTTGGATTTTTTACACCAATAACTTGTGTTCTGACTGGTCCGTCTGCCGGTAATAGTTCTTTGTATGCTTGTGCTTGAAACTGCGTGACAGCCTCCGCCATAACAGGATGCGTTGCACCACTTGCCCCTTGAAATGGTTCAGTTCTGTTTTCGTATTTAAATCCTAGTAAGTCAAGCCCCTCTGTGTATCCTCTCTCCCAATCTTTTCTTGATGCTTTATAATCCATATAGTTTTGCACCATCTCGTTCCCGATTGGCTCTAAAACTTCTTCTGGTAAAAGATCTGCTAAATTATCAAAATGTGATTCGGTTCCCGGTACGTTGATAGCTCCCGGTTCAAAGTCTAATGTTACACCACCATCTTCTTCTGGTATAACTTCAATTGGTCCTTTTTCTTCTTGTGGTTCCTGAACAGCAACTTGTTCTGCTATCTCTTCTTCTGAAGGGATATCTAATTTAGTTCTAGTGTTCGGGAGTCCTTTGTCTATTTCTGCCATATATACTCCTATCTATTCCTAACACGTTTCATTAAACCTTGCAACCCTTGTGAGTCAGGGTTCATCGATACTTTTTGTGGACCTTTATCTATACCAGCTAGTTTAGCTATACCACCACCTGCAAAAAATGCACCCGGTTGTTGAAGTCTTAAATTTTGTATATCTAGATCACTTACAGGGTCACTTTGAACATATCCTCTACCTAAATTAAATCTCTCTAAATCTCTGTCGCTTAAATTTTGTAAAGTATCACTCAATATTGTTCTTTGAGATGGTTCTGGTTCATACTGAGGTAGTCCAATTTTAGATGCAAACGGTATTACTCTACCTTGTAATAAATTTTTTGCACCTTGTGTTAATTGATCAAACGTTTGATAAAAGCCTTCTCCCATGCTTCCAGCAGTAGTATCAACTTGTCTTTTTTGAGTAGGAGCAGCCATAATTTTTTCTCGTTTTAATTTTTCTAAAGCAGCTTCTTGCATATCGAAAAAAGGTTTTGTAAATTCTTCTTGTGTAATATTCTCTCTTCCTCTACTTATGGCCATAGGTGAGGCACCCACAGTATTTTTTATAACATCTGAAATATTGCCAGATAAATCAGCATATTCTATTTCTGCTCTTTTTGTGTATGCATCAAAATTTTGTTTAAGATTATCAGCAGCATTTAAATCCCCTAATTCAAGTAATGATAAATATTGTTTTTCAAAATTAGCTCTGTTTTGAGCATAGCTTTGATTTAAAATATTAAGATCATAAGCAGAATCAAAAGCTTTAGAATCTATTCCCATAGAGTCTGCTACTTTTTTTAATTCATCCATGTAAGCTTTATTTTCATAAGCCCCTAGTGTTCCACTTTCCAGTGCGCCAGCTGCAGCTTCTTTTTCAGATTGTCCTTTTGACATTCTGTTAGCTTTATCTATTTGATAAAATAAAACCTCTGGTAATAAAAAACCACCTGTTCCAGCTACTACTTTTCTAGCACCTGGACTTAACCTTCTAAACATTGAAGGTGCATCCAAAGAACCTAATGTTACAGCTCCACTTCCTGATGGTGGTTGTAGTTTACCTAATAATTCTTTTTGAGTTAAAAATTCTTTTGGAACACTCATACTGTACCCAACATTTTTATAAGAGGTATCAAACGCTAATTTTAATTTATCATCAAAAGAGGCATAATTTGCTATGGCTTTTGATGGTGGGTTTTTTAAATCAAAAGAAGCTAGTTGAATTGTATTTCTAACTTCAGGTTTTAAATCTTTAAGAACATTCTTTTTTACTTTTTCAAAATCACCCACAATAGAATTAACAAGTTTTTTTTCTTCAGGCTTTAATTGATTGTAGTTTCTTCCTTGAAAAACTTCTTGTAGTTGTCTGTGTGTTGTACTTAATTTACTATCTAATTTTGCCCCTTTTATTCTAGAATTAACATCCTTTGTTAATGTTTGTGTAAATATTGCGTAAGGCGATAGACCTCTTCTAGCAGAAGCTGTGACACTAAATATTTCATCAGGAACTAAACCACTGTCCAAAGCTTTTTTAATTTCTTGTTGATAATAACCTATAAAAGATTTGCCCGGTCCCACTCCTAATGCTCTATCAATAACTTTACCGTAATGGTCATAAACTAAACTAGAAAAAGCATAACCATTTCCAACTTTACCAATTAATCTTTGTGTATCTATTATTTTTTTTCCTAACTCTTTATCTTGTGGAATGCCCTCAATAGTTCTAGTCCCATCTATAGCTTGTGCCATTTGAAACAATCTTCTACTAGCAACAGCCATATCGTCGTTAGTTAACTCAACCGCTCTTTCTAAAATTATTTTTTTATTGTTTGCATTTAAATCTCCTCTAATTAATCTTTGTATAGTTTTATCATCATACAAATTTTTAATTTGTTGATTCATTTTTGCATTTCTTGCAATTTGACCTTTTATACGACCTTCTCTTCTCCTTACGTTTTGTGTTTCTGTGATTAACTCATCTAATTGATTTAAATTAAATTTTTGATTTGTTAAAGAAGAAATTCTATCTATTAAAAATTTTTTATCATTTGGATTTATGTTTCTTTCTCCCACATCAAAAAGACCTTTTCCTAATGTTTGTTTTTTTGTAACGTCATATTCATAAACCATTGCCATATTATCAGGTAGTAAATGAGCTGCTGCCTCCGAAGGATTTTTTGTAGTTTTATAATTTGCAAAACTTTTAGCTATCATATCTAGCTGTCTAAATTTTTTTCCATCAATTTTTGGATATTTATTAACAGCAAATTGAAAACCTTTTAATTCTGGAAAACTATCTAAAGCTAAATCTAAAGCTAATTTTGTTTTTCTTTGATCTACTTTTTTTGATTTGCCTTCAACAAATATACCTGCTTTTTTAGCTAACTCCTCCATATTAGAAATATGTCCTTTATTTCTAATAATTATATTTCTAACTTCGACCGCATCATTTAAGGATGATGTCCTAACTTTACGTTTGTCTAGTAGTTGTCCTAAATAATCCTCTCTTAATTGAGAACCAGATTTTTTTTGTTTTTCTAAAGTCATTTTTGGACTTTCAATTTTTAATTTACCTGGAGGTCCTTCAGCGAATCCAATTCGTCCACCACCTGCTTTCTGTTGTCGTTCACGTCTTATAAATGCATTGATTGCATCCCTCGTTTGAATTTCTTCCTTAACTGGTGGGATAGGTGCTTCGCTTGCAGGAAAGACATCGGGAAGATCTGGCTTTTGTTTTTTTACCCGAGTCAGATACTTCATCATCTGTGCGTATTTAAACGGATTCATTATTCTCCTAACATCATTGCAACGCCACCAGATGCTAGTTTACCTCGTGCAATTTCTTCTAAAGTTCTTTGATCAAGATTACCACCACCCTCACTTACTTCATCCAAAATTTCTTTAATACCCTCTGGTTCAATACCATCTTCGACATCTTTCATCTTACCTTCTCCGTCTGGTCTAACTGTAAGTTCTTCATATTCATCTGGTGGTGTTTTACCTTTTGTCATTTCATCAGCTTGACCTTTTCTAAGTGACATGACTTCTTCCTCGTAAGCAAACTCAGGATCTCCTTTTCGTTTTATGATTGTCATATCACCTGTTACGAGATCCTCTTCTAATGTGTAATTTTTATAATCAATTTCTTTAACTCTTTCTCGTGAACTTATTTTTGATTCTTTACCTAGTATTTTAATTTTTGCTGCTAGATCAAAAAAGTATGATGGTGGTTGTCCTCCTGTTGATTTAGTTGCAACCTCTGCAATTTTAGCTGCAGGTTTTGCACCTTTAAAAAACTTACCAAGAATAGGTATCGATGCTAGACCACCCATAATTTTTAAAAATGTTCTTCTATCCATGCCATCTTTTAAACCTATACGACCGCCATCTTGATAACCTTTATTAAATAATTGTTCAAATTTTTTAAATTTATCTTTATACGCTTCATTACCTTTTGCCATATTAGGATCTACACCATACATTTTTTTAAAACCTTTATATAAAGGAGTATCAGCTAATTTTTCCATATCTTCTTTACTCATCACAGCTCCCGCTTCGTCGTATCCTATTCTACCACCATCTGCTTTCTTTTCTCCAAACATCATTTCTGTATAACCTTCAATCATTTTATCTTTAAGTTCTGGATACTTTTCGTAAAAAGGATCTGCATCCAATTCTTTTATATAATTTTCTAAAGTATTTTCCATGTCTTGATTTTTCATATTTTCTAAAACGTCTTTCATACGTCTGTTGACAAATATACCAGTGGCTGAAACTGCACCAAGTTCAGGTGCCAGTGATTTCATATCACCTTTTTGTGCTCTGTCTTTGACGCTTTTTAAATATTTTGTGTATGCTTGTTTTGGACTAGTCTTACTAAGAAGTTCAATTAAAGGACCAATACCAAATTTATATCCTGCACGTCCACCTTGTGCAAATTTATCTGAGTCGTCTAATCCATCAAGTGCTTCATCGTAGAGATCCATTTGTTGTTTTTGATCTAAATCATAAAAGTCTTTACCAAATTTTTTTTCTGCTAAATCATCTGCAACAAGTTGTGCATTATATTTTCTATCTCCTTTTACAAATCCTGGTGAAGCATTGTCGATTGCGTCTTCAACCATTTTTCTATTTCTTATTCTTTGAGCAGCTTCTTTGTTTTCTCTATTCATTCTAGCTAATACTTCTGCTTCTCGCTCTTTAAGAGTCTTAGGTCCTTTTTCAGTTGTCTTAACTAAATCAGAAAAAGGATTATCTGTCTTCATTAATTCACTTTCAACCATATTTTTTATAGTCTCTTCTGCTGATTGCACCGGAGCTGCGATATCATCGGGACCACCACGGCTGCCTGGCGGTGGTAGATCATCATCTGGTATTTCTTTACCACCCATAATGTTTTTAGGATTTTTTATCTCTTTACCTTCCATGTCCATAACTTTTGCAGATTTTGTAGATTTGATTCCTTGTTGCACGTTTCTCGGTGCTTCTATCTGATTGATAGCGTTTTCTACCTGGTTAGCATTCTTAAATGCGTTTGGATCAAAACCATTACGAGCTAGTCTTTCGGCTGTCATCTGCACATTAAAATCAAGTAGATCTCTTTTAGGTAAAGTTCGCATGACTCCAGTTTGATCCTTCATCATCGTTCTTAATACCCATTGTCTAATAGCTGTCAGCATTAATAATAATTCCTTTTACGTTGTTCGACTTTTTCGTCGATATAATCTTCAGGGTGACCGATCAGACCGCCCTGTCTGAATCGCATAATCGCCTGTGTTGTAGAATCAACCAAGTCGTCATGATCCCCAAACGGAAACGCAGCACATTCTTCAATAACTTCTTCTGCAAATTTCTGCTCAGGTGCCCATACAATACCAGATTCAAACAAAGGTGCAACAGCATTTACACGGGCATGCTTGTCATTACCTTTCGATGGTGTGAAGTTAACAACTGGTATATCCATCTTCCTTAACTCGTATGTGAGAGGTAAACCTGATGCTTTTGCCTCCACAATGACTGTTTCTGGATTCCAATATTTATATTGTTCAAGGGCCAATCTCCGTAATTCAGGGAACTCGTATCTACCTTTGATGGCATCGAGCAGTATGAGATTAGCCCCCTCATCCTCACTAGGATAGAATATACCCCATGTGGTGATAGCGCTGTAATCAGCTGTCTCCTTTTTTAAAAAAGCTGTATCGTAGGATTGTATGACATGATGTAGTTGTGGAATGGTTTCTGATGTATATGTTCGCCACCATTCTCGTTTTAATATTGCTCCTTCCTCACTAGTTGGTTGTTGCATCCACTGCGCGTTCCATTTAGCAACGGGTAGTGTTGCCTTAACCTTTTCTAATTCGTCTTGCTTCCAATATTCAGGCCACACTGGTCCGTGGTCCATGAGCGCTGGAAATTCGACAACGTGCCACTGATCAGCTTTTACTTCGCTTTGGTTCTTGACCAACATACCTGTTAGATCTTTTGTCGACCATCTTGTCATGACGAGCACGATCTTACCACCAGGTTGCAAACGTTGTCGTGGACCTGACGTATACCACTCGTATGCTGACTCTAATGCTTTGCTTGACATTGCATCTTGTTCCGAATGTGGATCATCAATGATTAGTAGATCTGCACCACGTCCAGTGATCGCACCACCAACACCGGCTGCGAAGTATTCACCACCTTGTGATGTCTCCCAACGGCCTGCTGCCTTTGAGTCTTCCTGTAGAGTTGTTTTAAAAATTTTACCGTAGTCTTCTCTATCGATTAAGTTTTTTGCTTTACGACCGAATCGTATTGCGAGCTCTGCCGTGTGCGTTGCTTGTATGATCTTGAGCTTTGGCTCACGGCCCACCATCCATGCTGGTAGCAAGAATGATGCAAATTCTGATTTGGTATGTCTTG